GCCCAGGTAGTTATTAATTCAGTACGTGAGGAGGAAACGACGTTTGTGAAAATCCAATTGCTATTATTAGGTTCATAATCAGAATTATTCACCATGCATTCTTCATTATTCCAAAGCAAGTGAGCCAGACAGCCAGTGCACGTAGTACCACACATAGGAACAACATTAATTTTAAGATTCTTCATAGTATAATGGTCGTAACTACCTAAAACAGTCATCAAATCCGAGGAACCAAAGAACATAGGATTTAAGGGCAACATATAACCACTTTGATTTCCATTACCTGTTTGCATCATTTGATAAGCACAAGTACTTGGATTGATAATAAAACGGAATTTAGTGAAACCACCCTTTTTAGCCAACGAAAGATCATTCATTCCTTTACGAGACAATGAAATAGGTGCTATTCTTGTAGGAATACTAGTATTTATAATGGGATTAGAATTATTATTATTATTATTTCTACTCTTATTATTTCTATTCTTATTTCTTCTCCTAATAAAATTCCTTTGACTAACATAATTATTTACATTTCGAGTTCTACGATTTAAATTTCTAGGACCCAAGAAAGGTAAACGGTTTCGAGAACTATTAGTAACACGAAAGCCACGACGACTAGGAAATCCAACTCTATTGAGAGGAGGTGTTCGATTAAAAGTACGAGAACGAGATACACGAGGACGATTATAGACCATAGGAATATCCATATCGTAATCATTCATATAGTAATTGTAAGCCATGAGTTTATAAATGGTTAATAAACAAACTTCCCCGGGAAAAGCTGTTCATTAGAAAACCATTGTAGGATCATTAAATTTTGAGAAACATACAGGAATAATAACGTCGTCTAGACTCTTCCATGTCAAAATAAATTTTTCAAAACTAAGCTGCATAGAAATATCAATGCCATATTTTGCCTCATATAAACAACGATTTCTATAATCGATAACAGGCGGTAAAACAGTGTCCCAATCAAAATTCTTTTTGGTCATTCTTTCCCAATACTGGATACCATAATTTTTCACAGGACCTTTTCCTAATATTTTCAAAAGTTGATAAGTAAGATAAGATATTATAGGAGTGTATTTTCCACCCCACCACAAACTCATACATTTATATCTCAACAATTCAGTAATAACTCTTTCACGAGCTTTTATGTATCGTGTTGAACAAGTGGCTAATAGTCGATTAATATTCTCAGGATTAACAAGTATTTGACCCACATCAGGATGAAAAATATTTCCACAGAAACTAGTATGTGACAGATCTTCACCATAAATCATTTTAATATTAAAACCGAGACTGGTGAAATCATCAGCATGTAAAAACCGGCCGTTCATTCCAATCAAACCATCATCTCCTTCGACAAAAAATGAAAAATCCTTCCTAGGAACATTCCTTAATAGGAACATTAT